GACCCAGCTGACCCATAGCGCCACCAGCTGCTTGACCAAGCTGAGCATTCTGTGCGCCCAAGCTGCCCATGCTGTTACCTAGCTGCCCTTGCATACCAGCTGCTGACATACCCTGCTGTCCAAACATACCAGACATTTGCGCTTGGTTCATCATCTCCGTCTGGCCTTGGCTCATGGCTTGGAAGGCTGCTTGGTTCTGTGCGGTTGCCTGTGCCCGTGCCATAGCTGCGTCTTCTGCTGTGCCGCCGAACTGGCTGCCACGTACGCCGCTGCGTCCCTGAGCAAACTCTTGAGCCTGCTGTGCTGCTCTAGCTTGATCTAGTCCCGGCTGTTGCATAGCCATAGCACTGTTGTATATCTCTTGCTCACGTCCAGCCCTGTCGCCCATAGCGTTCTGCATAGCTGCCTGTGAGGCATTAAGCATACCACTCTGCTGTCCAGCCAAGCCTTGCATACCTGCTTGCTGTGCGCCCATAGCGTTGCCGTAGGCTGCGTTCTGAGCGTTACCGCCAATCAGGCCCATAGCTTGATTGTACGCAGGGTTGCCAGCGTTGGCTTGAGCTGCTTGCTGTGCTGCCTGCAAGCTGGTAGATGCGTTGTTGAACTGAGAGTCAGCAGCGTTGAGCATAGCTTGGTTGTTAGGTACGCCGTAGTCAGTGCTGCCATCTGCGTTTACAGTACTTGTGCCGTGGCCTGTAGTAACGCCGTAGCCCTTAAAGGCTGTGTCGTCCTTCAGCTGACCAGCTAGCGTTCCCATCTGTGTTTGCGCTTCTTGGCCTGTCTGCCCTAGCTCGGAAGCCATGCCTATCCCTAGGGCCATACTTCCTGCCCCGGCGACTGCGGGCATGATGCTTTCAAAGAACCCCATTTCATCTGCCATTAGTTAATCCTCCCAATCAGAGACTGGATATTGATTTGTTGGAGAGAACACTTACTGTTGTCGATAGTGGCTGAGAACTTAACTATTACATTCTCGCCGCTGCCGTCAGCGTTCAGTTTGTAGCTGCGTATAACGTCGCCGCCAGTCCCGTATTGTGCTGTAGTGTTGAACTGATAGTCCAACGTATTGTAGTAGCTAGGATCGCCTCCGAGTAGGTCAAAGAATCCACCCTTCTCGTAAGGACGTGTACCGATGTACTCCCATGACCCACGCGCCTTAGACTCAGCTAGACCTGACACAACCGTGTAGTCTATCTGCTTCACCATCTTAGTCCTTATGGGATCGCCAAAGGACAGCACTGGAGAAGAGTACGTAAAGTTGTAAGCCTGACTGTTGAAGTCTACCTGACCATCATACTGCACCATAGGAGCGCTTGTTTCTGAGCCAAGCAGTAACAGCTCTTCTTCCTCTACGTACAGCCCGCTAGTGATAGGTACTCCGGGCCATCGTGTAGCCCTGTAGCTGCCATCCTGCATAGGCTGCCGTGTGTCAAATACCCATACGTCGTTAGAGCCTCGTATGATGAGTAGGATGAAGGAGTTGGTGGGATCATAAACTAAGTTAATGCCGCCACCTACTGTTATAGCCTTCGTGATAGCTCGCTGTAGGTTGGAACGTACAGGGCGTGACAGATCGCCTAAGGCTGCTGACTGCTCCTGTATCGTACGTCCGAGGCTGCGTAAGCCTGTGTCATCTACGAACAGCATGTCGCGTCCGTCTGATGCAATAGCCTGTCCATCTACTAGGCCAATGTTCTTGATTGTGTCGGCGAGGTAGATACCACCCTGCGCTGCTGGGTCACCCTGAGGGTTGCCGTAGACTAAGATGCTGTTACGTCCGAAGACGACGAGCATGTTGTTGTGTCCTGCTATGTCTACGATACGATCACGACCGGAGGGCCATGCCTCGAATACATCAACAACACCAGCAGTGCTGAGAGGCTGTGTAGGTACGCCTGCTTCATACCACCAGAAGGGGTTGTTCAAGTCTGAGTAGTAGACCGTCTCGTCGCCTACGTCCCCGCCTGAGATCCACAGCCTGCCATAAGCGGCAGTACCAGTGGTGGGGTTGAGGACAGTAGCGCCACCCTGTAGTCCGTCTGGGGCTACGTATGCAGGCCCACCAGATACTACGCCTAACACGCCGCCTGATATGTACATCAGCTCTTGGCCTGTTATTATGATGCCGTAGTTAGCGAAGTCAATAAACTGAACGTCGTCAGCTGAGGCGATGGTTACGCTTCCGGGCAAGGTCAGCTGAGTAGCTGTAGGGTTGCCGCTTATGTTGTCGATCTCCCAGATGAAGTTACCACCTAGAGTCTCTGCTGAGACAAGGTATCTAACTACTCCGTTATCTACGACACGACCGAGGTTCTTGATCTTAGCGGTTGAGTCAGGACTAGCTGTAAGGAAAGGCGAAAACCCCTTCCGCGCTCCCAGTCTACCGAATTGGTCAATCACAGCATTGTTTGCCTCTAAGGCATACCGCTGATCCATATCAATCGGTGCGTCCTCAAGGTTCAAGCCCATGAAGCCGGGAGCAGAGAGTGTGACATTCTGCTGTGGATTAGCCATTATGAGTACCAGTTATATTCGAGAGTATTAAGCGCGGCATCCTGTGCCACAGCATCCTTTAGGTATTGACTAGCTACGCCGAAGATCTCAGCAGCAGTCTGGCCGCCTACTTCACCACGCTCTCGCGCAGACAAGGCGTATGCCAAGTAGATGACTGGCTTGCTTGGTACTAGGATCTCGTCTGAGTCCAGCGCCAGATCGACAGTCTTCTTGTAGCCCCATGTGTCAACAGTGTAGTCAGCTACTGGCGCGGGATGTACCCGTACCTTCACATCGTTAGCTGCTGTGCGTCCTGAGACAGCGTAGTACATTGGGTACGTACCAGTTGCTTGTCCAGTCTGGTACTGCATACGGCGCAGGTCTTGGTTCGTCCGCTCTTTCAGCTCAGTGCCGTCAGTGCCGTATACGTTCTCAATCATTGGTAGGCGTCCGCTGCCTGTCAGTTCAAACTCCTGAGTACCTGCTGAGATAACTGAAGTCCAGTCGTAGCGGAGCGCGTTCCAGTTGTGAGTGTCCTCTACGGTGCGCTTGGCATCGTTGATGTACTCAGCTACTATGTCAGAAACCACATCGCCTTGAGTCAGCGATGCAATCTCTGGCTCCCGAAGGAGCCGTAGTACGCGATTTACTGCGTTAAGATAGTTCATTAAACATACTCCGTACGGAAGCTATAGTAGGTGCATACTTACTAAGCTCTGGGTTTTTGATGGTGGTGTATTGGAATAGCTCCGACCACTGATTAGGATTGCTAGGGCGGCCGTCGCCGTCACCGCCGGGGCCTTCACCGCCGGGGCCTTCACCGCCGGGGCCAGTTTCAATACCGGGATCACCAGTACCTACCTCGTCGTCGCCAACGCCTGTTTCCGTAGAATCAGTACCGTCCTCGTCGTCTCCTTCTTCGCCGATGGAAGATTCCTCACCGCTGTCGTCACCGTCCTCAGCACCGTCCTCAGTTCCCGTCTCGGTGGTGTCGCCTCCTTGTCCGCTGATAGATCCTAAGATTCCCCCAAGCAAACCTGTTACTTGGTCTGTTCGGTGCGTAGGGTTAGAAGTACCCGTCTCGACAACAACCTCACCATTGGAATCTACTATCTCACTATCAGTCGTCTCCTCGGTTGTCTCCTCAGTTGTCTCCTCAGAAGTCTCCTCGGTTGTCTCCTCGGTAGTGTCGTTAGTGCTGTCGTTGGTGTTTAAGAGAGTATTATCAAGAGTTGCATCTTCGGTTGAATCGACAACCTCTTCATCAACATTAGTGTTTTCCTCGTACGGGTTCTCGTTAGGGCTGCCATCGTCTCCAGAGTCTGCGGCTCCGCCTGTGAGGTTCTCGTCTGTGCTGTCTACTGGGTCTGACTCTGGTTCTTGCTGGACTTCTTCAGGAGTAGTGTCCTCTATCTTGTTAACCTGAGTGGGATCGGCTTGATTGACTAAGTAAGTTGTATTTGTTTCTGGGTTGTAGTATACATCGAACTCAGCTCCGGGATCTCCCGGCGCTCCTCTAACTGTCCCGCTGTATTGAGCAGCTCCTAAGTCGGCAGGTATTCCACTAACGTCGTCAAATATCTGATTGCCTTCATACTGCTCACCGTAGGTAAACTCGTTTCCTGTACCTATGTTAATGATCCCGGCGTCTTCACCACGAAGAACAATCTTCATATCGGCGTCGTAGAAAACGTCAGACCCTTGGCTGTATGTGGCTGTAGTCCCTGCAACTATATCAGTTCCTAGTACCACATAATCATTGACGTCTCCGCCTCTCCACGCTACTTGATCTCCGCTGTATACATTACCGTCTGCGTCTAGGTAGTAAGTATTTCCGTCTTGTAGTTGAAGAGCTGGCGTTTCATTAATCGGCGGATCAAGAGCATCCTGAACATCCTGAGGTATTGACCTGTACTCACCCGTGGACTCCACGAACTCTAGATCGTTAGCGTTCAGCACACCGTCACCGTCTACGTCGAGGTCAGACATGTTGCCTATCGAATCACCGTCGTAGTTAAACACCTC